GGCGACCACGCTGTTCCTCGACATCGAGGCGGGCGACCTGGCCGTGGCCGACTGGCCCGGTGACACCATCCGTCCGGCCTCGTGGCCCGAGTCGCGCGACTTCTTCGTGTTCCTCGCCGGGCCGGATCGCTCGCTGCCGCCGGACGCCGCATTCTCGCAGGCGCACTACGACCACGTCATCGAGAAGGTCGGCGATCCGGCGCAGCTCGACCGCTACCACACCTTCTTCCTCGACTCGATCACGCAGCTTTCGCGCCAGTGCTTCGCGTGGTGCAAGACGCAACCGGGCGCGGTCAGCGACCGAACCGGCAAGCCCGACATGCGCGGTGCCTACGGCCTGCTCGGTCAGGAGATGGTCAGCGCCTTGACCCACCTGCAACACGCGCGCGGCAAGAACGTGGTGTTCGTCGCCATCCTCGACGAACGGCTCGACGACTACAACCGCAAGGTGTTCGTGCCGCAGATCGAGGGCAGCAAGACCAGCCTCGAACTGCCCGGCATCGTCGACGAGGTCGTGACGCTGGCCGAGATCAAGGCCGAGGACGGCAGCGCCTACCGCGCCTTCGTCACCCACACCGTCAATCCCTACGGCTACCCGGCAAAAGACCGCAGCGGTCGTCTCGAACTGCTCGAACCGCCGGACCTGAGCGCGCTGATCGCCAAGTGCGCGGGCGCAGCCATGTCCGCCTGCGCCGCCGCCCATTCGGCCATTCCCGCATCCCACGAATCTCAGGAGTAATCGCCATGACCACGCAGAACTGGAACGACTTCAACGACGCCGAACAGCAACAGGGCTTCGACCTCATCCCCAAGGGCACGCTGGTGCCTGTGCGCATGACCATCAAGCCCGGTGGCCACGACGATCCGGCGCAGGGCTGGACGGGCGGCTACGCCACCGAATCCTTCGAGACCGGCGCGATCTACCTCGCCGCCGAGTTCGTCGTCACTGGCGGCGAGCATGCCAAACGCAAGATGTGGTCGAACATCGGCCTGCACTCGAAGAAGGGCCCGACCTGGGGGCAGATGGGGCGCAGCTTCATCCGCGCCGCGCTCAACAGCGCGCGCAACGTCCATCCGCAGGACAACAGCCCGCAGGCCGCCGCCGCGCGTCGCATCCAGGGCTTCCACGAACTGGATGGCATCGAGTTCCTCGCCCGCGTGGACGTCGAGAAGGACGCCAAGGGTCTGGATCGCAACGTCGTCAAGCTCGCGGTCGAACCCGACCACCCCGAGTACGCCAAGCTCATGGGCGTTCCGCCCAAGGCCAAGACCGGTGGCGGCACCTCCGGCGCTCCGGCCACCGTGAGCGCATCGGCCGCCCCGTATGCCGCACCCGCCGCGCCGCAACGCGCGCCGGTGACCGGCAAGCCCGCCTGGGCGCAGTGAGGGAGGCCGATGAAATGCTGGGTCTGCAAACGACAGGCGCGCGGCTACGGCCACACCGATGGCCGGTTCAAGACCGCCGATCCGCGCCGCTACGTGATCGACTGGGTGTTCTGCTCGCGCCGCTGTCAGGACGCCTTCCACATGCTCTACGGCAACTGGATGCGCGCGAAGGAAGGCCGCATCGACAAGACGGAGGTCGCCATGATCGATCCGTCTGATATCGAACTGGCCGCGATGCGAAAGTGCCTCAAGGCCTTCGGCGAGGCGGCGGGCGAGATCGGCTTCGGCAAGCCCCTGGGTGACTACGCGGAGGCCGAGGCGCTCTCCGTCATCGACGCCATCGTCACCTGCTACACGGAGGCGATGGTCGAGCACCACGAGGCGACCAAGTTTCCGCCCGTGCGCGGCATGGCTCCGACGCCCGACCCGATGGCCAATCCCTTCGCCGATCTGGAGGAAGACAAGTTCTGGGAGGCGAAGCCATGATGGACTTCAACTCCTCGTCCAGCCTGTCCGGCCAGATCACGGCACTGGTCGATCTCGGCATGCAACGCATCCGCGCGCAGCAACCCGCGCGCGACTACCTCGGCGCGTCGCGTCTGGGCGCGGCCTGCGAGCGCGCCTTGCAGTTCGAGTACGCCAAGGCTCCGGTGGATCACGGGCGCGACACCGAAGGCCGGATGCTGCGCATCTTCGAGCGCGGCCACGTCATGGAGGACTGCATGGTGGCGTGGCTGCGCGACGCGGGCTTCGACCTGCGCACGCGCAAGCCCGACGGCGGGCAGTTCGGCTTCTCCGACGCGCACGGTCGGCTGCGCGGTCACGTCGATGGCGTGATCGTCGGCGGGCCGGAAGGCTTTCGCTATCCCGCGCTGTGGGAGAACAAATGCCTCGGCACGAAGTCGTGGCGCGAGCTGGAGACCAAAGGCCTCGCGGTGGCCAAGCCGGTGTACGCGGCGCAGGTGGCGCTGTATCAGGCGCATCTGCAACTGCATGAACACCCGGCGCTGTTCACCGCGATCAATGCCGACTCGATGGAGATCTACGTCGAGTTGGTGCCCTTCGACGCCGCGCTCGCACAGCGCATGACCGACCGTGCGGTCAAGGTCATCTCCGCGACCGAAGCCGGAGAACTACTGCCACGAGGCTTCAACGACGCCACCCACTTCGAGTGCCGCATGTGCGCGTGGCAAGACCGCTGCTGGAGGACACCGGCATGAGCCAATCCCCGATGAACCAGTTGCTCGGAGAGCAACTGATCGACGTGCGCCAGGCCGCGCTGATGTTCAACCTGCCGTCGTACTGGCTCTCCCAAGCCAAGGAACGCAAGGCACGCCGCATCCCGCACTACCGTGTCGGCAAGCTCGTTCGCTTCAAGCCTGCGGAGCTGGAAGCGTGGATCGTCGCGCAGCAGCCCGGCGAGGAGGCTGTGGATGCTTGATTTCAACGACACGCAGACGCCCGTTCCTCGTGACCTCGATGCTGAACGCGAAGCGATCCGCGTCGAACTACTCGTCCGGCTGGAATCGGTGCTGGCCGCGCTGTTCCCGGCAGGCAAGAAGCGCGGTGGCAAGTTCCTCGTCGGCGACGTGCTCGGCAGCCCGGGCGACAGCCTGGAGATCGTGCTCACCGGCGACAAGGCGGGCCTGTGGACGGATCGCGCCACGGGCGACGGCGGCGACATCTTCACGCTGATCGCCGCGCACCTCGGCATCGATGCCCACACCGACTTCCCGCGCGTGCTCGATGCGGCGACCGAACTGCTCGGACGCGCTCCGGCGGCACCGGCGCGCAAATCGAAAAAGGAAGCCCCCGTCGACGACCTCGGCCCAGCCACCGCGAAGTGGGACTACCTCGACGCCTCCGGCAAGCTGATCGCGGTCGTCTACCGCTACGACCCGCCCGGACGCAAGAAGGAGTTCCGCCCGTGGGACGCGCGCCGTCGCAAGATGGCTCCGCCCGACCCGCGACCCCTCTACAACCAGCCGGGCATGACCAGCGCCGCGCAGGTGATCTTGGCCGAAGGCGAGAAATGCGCACAGGCGCTGATCGACGCGGGCGTCGTCGCCACGACCGCAATGCACGGCGCGAATGCCCCGGTCGAGAAAACCGACTGGTCGCCGCTGGCGGGCAAGGCCGTGCTGGTCTGGCCCGACCGCGACAAGCCGGGCTGGGAGTACGCGACGCAGGCGGCGCAGGCCATCCTGTCGGCCGGCGCGAAGACCTGCCACATCCTGTACCCGCCCGAGGAAGCGGCGGACGGCTGGGACGCGGCGGACGCCGTGATGGAGGGCTTTGACGTCGCGGCCTTCCTCACCCACGGCCCGCGTCTCCAGATGCACGACGTCGCCGACGACGCCGAGCCGGTGGTCAGCAGCGACGAATCGGTGTGGGGCACGGAGGATGCGCTGGCGTTGGCCTTCACGCGGCGCTACCACCGCGACTGGCGCTACGTCGCGGCGTGGGGCCGCTGGCTGGTGTGGGACGGGCACCGCTGGCGCACCGAGGACACGCTCGCAGCCACCGACCTGATCCGCAGCGTCTGCCGTCACGCCGCCGTCCACGCCGACAACCCCAAGATTGCCGCCAAGCTGGCCAGCTCGGGCACGGTCGGCGGCGTGGAACGGCTGGCGCGCGCTGATCGCAGACACGCGGCAACTACCGCCGAATGGGATGCCGATCCGTGGCTGCTCAACACGCCCGGCGGCGTGGTCGATCTCAAGACTGGCAGGCAGCGTGCGCACGACCGCGCCGACCGGATGACCAAGGTCACCACGGCCACGCCTGGCGGCGACTGCCCGATCTGGCGGCAGTTCCTGGTGGAGATCACCGGCGACGACGCCGAGCTGCAAGCCTACCTGCAACGGATGGCGGGCTACACGCTCACCGGCTCGACGCAGGAACATGCGCTGTTCTTCCTGTACGGCACGGGCGCGAACGGCAAGTCGGTGTTCGTCAACACGCTGGCCACGATCCTCGGCGACTACGCGGCCAACGCGCCGATGGACACTTTCATGGAGACGCGCACCGACCGGCACCCGACCGACATGGCGGGCCTGCGCGGCGCGCGCTTCGTGGCCGCCATCGAAACCGAGCAAGGGCGGCGCTGGGCCGAATCGAAGGTCAAGAACCTCACAGGCGGAGACAAGATCTCCGCGCGCTTCATGCGGCAGGACTTCTTCGAGTTCTTCCCGCAGTTCAAGCTGGTCGTGGCGGGCAACCACAAGCCCGCCATTCGCAACATCGACGAAGCGATGAAGCGGCGGCTGCACCTGATCCCGTTCACGATCACCGTGCCGCCCGAGCGCCGCGACAAGCATCTCCAGCAGAAGCTTTTGGCCGAGCGCGACGGCATCTTGGCGTGGGCGGTTCAGGGCTGTCTGGACTGGCAGCGTCTGGGCCGCCTCGATCCGCCGCAGCAGGTGCTCGAAGCGACCGAGGAGTATTTCGAGGCCGAGGACGCGCTGGGCCGCTGGCTTGACGAACGCTGCGTGCGCGAAGCCAACGCGAAGTCGCTGACCGCCGAACTGTTCAACGACTGGAAGCAGTGGGCCGATTCCGCTGGCGAGTTCATCGGCTCGCAGAAGCGGTTCTCCGATCTGCTCATCACCCGGGGCGTCGAGAAGTGGCGCAACACGGCGGGCCTGCGCGGCTTCCGTGGCGTCGGCCTCAAGCACCCGCCCACGGCCGCTTACACCCCTTATGTCGATAACTGACCGCCATGCCGACACACCCGACTGACAGATTTGACGGACTACGTCGTAACTCCTACGCGCGCGTGTGCGTGCGCGCACCTCATGGGGAGTTTCGATGTGATCCGTCCGATCCGTCAGTCCGAACCGAAACAAGGACTGCAACCATGACCACGACCATCCTCGCCCTCGATTTGGGCACCACCACCGGCTGGGCGCTGCGCGGCAGCGACGGCAACATCACCAGCGGCAGCGAGAGCTTCCGACCGCAACGCTTCGAAGGCGGCGGCATGCGCTTCCTGCGCTTCAAGCGTTGGCTCACGGAACTGAAGGCCGTGGCCGACGGCATCGACACGTTGCACTTCGAGGAGGTGCGCCGTCACGTCTCGACCGACGCGGCGCACGCCTACGGCGGCTTCCTCGCCACCCTCACCGCGTGGTGCGAGCACCACCAGATTCCGTATCAGGGCGTGCCGGTCGGCACGATCAAGAAGCACGCCACCGGCAAGGGCAACGCGGGCAAGGACGAGGTGATCGCATCCGTCCGTGCGCGCGGCCACTCGCCGTCCGACGACAACGAAGCCGATGCGCTGGCGTTGCTGCACTGGGCCATCGCGCAGCACGATCTGGAACGGGAGGCGTGAGATGAAGCTTCCCACGCCCACCTATCGCTGCCCGTTGGGCCGCGTGCAACCCGAGACCACCGACCTCGAAACGATGAAGCAACGCGGCTGGCGCGACCAGCACATCCTCGTCGTCAACGCCGCCGACGAACGCCTCGACTTCATCGAGCGCGAGTTCGTGCGGCGCATCGGCGAACGCCTCTACGGACAGGGAGGCGCACGTCATGGTTGATCGTCGCGCTGCTTGGACAATCGAAGACGTGGCCGCGCGCTTCGAGGAGGCGGCCAGCACCGGACGACGCCTGCCTCCCGTGCGTGTGCAGGGCTACTTCAACACGTGGCCGATCATCGTGCGCAAAGAGTGGGAGGCGTTCGCGGCCGACGAGACGGTCTATCGCCCGTTCCCTCCGACGCCGGACGCCATCGAGCGGATGCTGGAGACGATGAAGTGGGTGCAGTGGCTGGAGGTCGAGCAGCGCCACCTCGTGTGGATGCGCGCCAAGCGATACGGCTGGCGCGACATCACCATCCGCTTCGCCTGCGACCGCACGACGGCCTGGCGGCGCTGGCAGCGCGCCTTGCAGACGGTCGCCGACCAGCTCAATGGCGTCGTCACTGCGTAGGGATTTGGCGTGATTTGGCGCAGGTGGTCGGCAATGCGCGGGCATCGGCGGCAGTGAGCGGTTTTTGACCCCGCAACAAATCAGCCCGGTCGGGGGTAGTATTTCAGCTATCTTCTGGACAGCGGTGACGGCGCGGCGAGCGGCCCGAGGCAAAAGGGGTCCTTCCTTCCCGAATCGCAATGCGGGGGGCGCGAGCGCGACGCTTTTTTAGCGTCAGGTCGCGGACAAGGTTACCAGTCGGCCAGGTTACCGGCTCCGGTTACCACCCCCAGGCACAGTTACCACCCCACCAGAATCTTCATTCAACCAACCCGCCCGGCGGCAACGCTCGGCGGGTTTTGCTTTTGGGATTCCCACTTTGAACACGCTCAACGTCGAGTACCGCAAGGTCGAGGCGCTGATTCCCTACGCCCGCAATCCGCGCACGCACGCCGAAAGCCAGATCGCCAAGCTCGCGGCCAGCATCGTCGAGTACGGCTGGACGAACCCGATCCTGGTCGATGGCGACAACGGCATCATCGCCGGGCACGGGCGTTTGGCCGCTGCGCGCAAGCTCGGCCTGGATCAGGTGCCGGTGATCGAACTGGCTCATCTGACCGTCGCGCAGAAGCGGGCACTCGTGATCGCCGACAACCGGCTAGCGCTGGATGCGGGCTGGGACGAAGAAATGCTGGCCTTGGAACTGGCCGAG